AAATGGAAATTAATTCAGGAGAGGTGGCATCTAACTAATGATGATATTTCAATTTGCCAAATGGCTTTTATCTTGGCGGAACAGACGACGGAAAAAATATGCTCTGCTTGCCTGGACTCCCTCTCGGATGGATTAATTGGGTGGCGAAATATAAGTTAAAGGTTGAGGATGAAGTTCGATTGATGGTTCTAGCCCGAGCATCTTATAAATGTGAAAGATGCGGAGGTGGTGCTACGGCATTTGGATTTTCTCTTCACCATCGATTGCCTCGCGGCATGGGCGGAAGTAAAAACGCAAATCTTCACAAACCAGCAAATCTCATAACTTTGTGTGGTTCTGGAGTTGATGGTTGTCACGGCTGGGTTGAATCAAATCGAGAAGAAGCAAGAGCGCTTGGCTATTTGTTGTATCGGATTGATAATGCGTCAGAGGTGCCATTTAAAGATACTTCAGGAGTTTTATGGTTGATAGATGATTTTGGGCAAAAAACGCGATTCGACACAAAATGGAGAGGCATTTAATGTTTGCACCATGGAATGTATTTGCGGCTGGGAAGATGAAGAGCAATTGGTCTATCGACTGGAACTTGCTCAACGACCATGGACAACTAACAGCGAACGAGCGGGCAACCGCTGGGAAAGAGCAGAAAAAGTTAAACTGTGGAGAACCGCATTTGAACTTTTGGCTAAATCTGAGAAGATACCGCTTATGTCCTGGATGAGCGTAACGGTTGAACCCCACCAAAAGGGCGGACGCCTTCAAGATGTGGGGGCGTGTAACCCAGCAGTAAAAGCGGCAGTTGATGGAATCGTAGATGCAGGAGTTTTACCAGATGATGGTCCTGCATACATGAAGTCATTAATTTTTTTACCGCCACAAAACGATAGAAATTCATTGGTGCTTTACATACGAGGAGCGAGGAAATATTTATGAACTGGCATTTACTGTTAAATATTGTGGGAGTTGTAATTACACTTTTTTTACTAACTCCATTTATAATGATTCCATTCATTTCTTATCAAAGAACGAAGTTTAAAAATGAGTTGGAATTGATTGCTGAGTATCACCCGCACATGGAACAAGAAGATTTAGATGAAGCCTTTATGAGAACCTTTGGAGGGGAAACAGAATGACAACAATGGACGCAAACCAAATAGACGGTCAGGGATTAGCGGAACTTAAATTAATGAATGACGCTATTCGCCAACACCAAAATCAAATAGTTGATTTGCTCAAGCGACGTAAACAGTTAATTCTTCGCCTTCGTAAACAACGCATTACTTACAAAGAACTTGCTAAATGTATGGGTGTTTCCGCCCAATTGATTTACAAAATTATTCGTGATGATATTGACCGCACTCCCCAATATGACGCTGAGGGTAAAATCATTCGATATAGAGGACGTCCACCAAAACCTGCTATCTAATGAAAGCAAATATAAAAGTTGCTGGAGTTGAATCGGTTGCTATCGGCAGCCTAACTTCATATCCAACCAATCCTCGACGGGGCGACATTGATGCTATTGCATCCTCTCTCGCTGCTCATGGTCAATACCGCCCCATCGTAGTTCAATCCAGCACTAATTTTGTTTTAGCGGGTAATCACACTCTCAAGGCTGCCAAAAAACTTGGCTGGAAAAAAATTAAAATTACGCGGGTTGATGTAAACGAGGAGCAAGCGCGAAAGATAGTTCTAGCAGATAACCGCATGACCGATTTGGCGGGATATAACGAACCGCTATTGAAATCCCTTTTATGCGCCTTGCCTGAACTTGATGGTACGGGCTTCACACAGTCTGAAGTTGAAACTCTAGGAAGATTGCTAGAAGGTAGCGAAAAGGAACCTTTGGGAACCTCTAACACCATGGCAACAGACCCCGAGGTAAAGATTGCTGCCTGGCGCTTTACGATTGATGGCGAGGCTTACGAAGCCTGGTCCGAACAGTTGTTCGAAGAGTTTGGCAAAACTAAATCAAAAGCAATTAAGGGAATTAAAGAACGACTTGGCTTCCCTGAAAGAATCTCTGAGCCTGTTGAAACGGTCATAGAGCGGTCACAGAGCGAGCCAGAGGATGTGCAGACCGTATCAGTCCAGGACATTAAAACGCACCCGTTAAATCCCCGTGAGGGCGATATTGGGCAAATCATTGAAAGCCTTTCAACCATGGGTCAGTACCGACCTATCGTGGTCAATAAGCGAACCAAACATTGCTTGTCGGGAAACCATACTTTGACGGCTGCCGTCCAACTAGGCTGGGAGAAGGTCGCAGTTCATTGGGTGGATGTGGATGACATTGAAGAGATAAAGATTCTGATTGTAGATAATCGAACTTCAGACCTGGCAACATATGATTCAACCGAACTTCATAAGTTACTGACCAGTACGGGATTAACGGGGACTGGATTTAGCCCTGAAGAGGTAAGCGAGATTCTTGCTGGAGGAAAGACAAAGCCTGGACATAATCCGATTGGGCGAACCAATATCAAGGTTGGAAAATTTAATATGCGAGTTCATACCGAGGATGTCAATATCTGGGCTAATACTATTTACGGATGGAAAGATGTGGCTGAGTTATTGCTCATGCCCATAAACGCTTGCTCTGAGGAGGAAAAATGACAGTTAAATATTTGCTGACTAACGGCAATAGAGAATTAAAGGCTGACGGCATTTTTACATGGTCGCTTCCTGCGCTCGCTGCAAAATTATCTACAGGTAAAAATATGCTTGTCTGCCCTAGTGCTGGAGTATGCGCTCAATTGTGCTACGCCCGTTCAGGTACTTACAACTTCTCGAATGTAAAGGCTGCTCATGTGCGCAATCTGGAATTGATTCTTGATGATTCCATGGGTTGGAAAACGAGAGTAAGCGAAGAGTTAAAGGCAAAGCGCTATCAAGAAAACAAATCCGTTCGCATCCATGATTCAGGTGATTTTTTCTCTGAAGAGTATTTCTTACTCTGGGTAGATATTGCTAAAGAAAATCCTCATGTGTTCTTCTATGCGTACACAAAAGAAGTTGCTATGGTCAAACGTCATCAATTGCCAGATAACTTTGTAATTATTTTCTCTATGGGCGGAACTCAAGATTATTTAGTGGATAAAGAGAATGACCGTCATGCGGATGTCTTTCCATCTATGGATGCGTTGATTGAGGCTGGATACACAGACCAGGAAGAATCAGATTTATTGGCTGCAACTTTGCCTACTAATAAAATTGGGATTGTGGTTAATAACATCCCACACTTGAAGAAGAAACAAGGTCAAGGAACATTCGCAACACTTCAAGCAGCATTAGCGTAATCAAACCAAGGTAGAATAAACGGATGACAACAGCGGTGGTTAAGAAAACAACGAAGAAGCAAGTGGCTCCTGGACGCCCTTCCCCAATTATGGATGAGGTAACCGAGTCTGCACTTTTGGATTATGTGCGCATTGGTGTGCCTATTCGTAAAGCCGTAGCAGCAGTAGGAATAACTGAAAAGACTTTTTATAACTGGATGACCCGCGGTATGAATGAACGCGAGCGCCTTGCTACCGTGCCAAACGCTAAATCAAATCCTACTGAGGGTGTTTATCTTCAATTTTTACAGTCCGTTGAACGGGCGCGTGGAGAAGCAATTACAAAAAAGGTTGCAGTTATTGCTAAAGCGGGTAACGAGGGAGATTGGCGAGCGGCTGCATGGTGGTTAGAACGTCAGTCACCTGAAGAGTTTGGAAAGATTGATACGGTTCAACATACTGGAGATGGCGGTGGCGCTATCAAGGTTCAGATTGAAATGGGCGATTTAGAAGATAAGATTGCCAAAGTTCTAGCAGCGCGAAATAGGTAAACATGAATGAACGGCTTGTAGACAGAGTTCTAAGTGCTACGCCCGAACAAAGAGCAGAAATCTATTTTTCACTAACTGAAGATGAAAAGTATGCGCTTGGCGCAATCCTGGATGCAGAGATTAATAACCGATGGGCTAGGTGGGAAACAGACCCAATTGGATTTATTGAAAATGGGTTAGAAGAAACTTTGTGGTCCAAACAAAAAGAGATTTTACAATCCCTGGTAGATAACAAAAGAACAACAGTCCCCGCTTGCCATGCTCCAGGAAAGTCACACTTAGCCGCTAGAGCCGTTGCGTGGTGGATGTCAGTTCACCCTCCAGGCACCGCAATTGCTATTACAACAGCATCAACTTTTAAACAGGTCCGAAACATTATGTGGGCGCAAATTCGCAAAGTCCATATTGCTCACGATTTGCCAGGAGAAATTCTTACCACAGAATGGAAAATTGGCGGCACAACAATGGCTTATGGGTTTCGCCCCGCCGATAACAATGAAGCCGCAGTTCAAGGTATCCACGCACCGCATTTGCTAATTGTTGTTGATGAAGCGGGAGGTATCTCAGATAAAATTGGTGGAGCCTTAGAAGCCCTTATGACGGGTGGACACACACGCCTTTTAGTATTGGGTAACCCACCGACAGACCAAGAACAAACCTGGTTCGAAAGAATTTGTAATTCGCCGATTTACAACACAATTCCTATTAGCGCTTACGACACTCCTAACTTTACAGGTGAGAACACAGGGCTGTGTAAAAGTTGTCCTACCCATGTCGAAGAGCATGAAGTTTCTACACACCTTGTTGATAAAACCTGGGTAGATGACGTAGTTAGTGAATTTGGTAGTGAGTCACCATTCGTTGAAGCCCGCGTATTTGCT